TTCTACGACCTAAAGAATTGTTAGCACGTTCCATCTCAACCATGCGTTCAGAAATCTTCTGAATCTTGTCAGGTGTTATGGTTGCCATACCACTAATTGAGTTTTGTATTTGTGCTAGTTCTTTCATTTATGTTCCTGATGTTGAACTTATTGATTTTGCTCCACCATCCTCATTATTTGCATTAGCTGAATAATCTTGGTGAGTTAAATCTCCTTCCTCTGTTACACCTGTTCCTGACATAATTGTAATTTTGTTAATTCTGTGTATAGTTACATTTCCTTGTTCTCCTCCGCCAAATTCACCTGTAGTGCCGTCACTCCAACCTGAAACTTGGGTTACAGCTGCGTGTAAATCTCCTTTATCGTCAGCATCCCCTTCACTAGCAACAGCAAAATACTGAATTACATCTAATTTTGCCCATGACGCATTTAATCCACCTGCAAGAACTACTCTGTCTGTAGCACAAGCTGTGCCTGCTTGATAAATAGCAGTTGATGCAACGCCTGAATATGCTGTAGCGTTGTTGCTTGTATGGAAAGAATGTTTACTTACTGAAGTAAAAGGATTGCCTGAATTTAAACTAGGATTATATCCCCCTATTATTAAACATTTACTATCGCCATTAGATGATGCATGAGAATTTTGTGCTCTTTCTAAATCACCTGCATCAGTTCCCCCACTTCCACTTGCTATATTTGTTTGTTCCATGTTTGCACTTTGACTACCTGTATATCCACCATGGAAAAACAAAAGAGTTCCATTGCTCCCACCATCAGTTCCCCCATCTCCTGATGCTTCTGCTAAATTCCCAAAGTCTCCAGCATCACCTGTTGATGCAACAGTTACATGGTCCATATCGTTAACACCAAAAGTAGTGCTTCCTGCACCGGGGTCGCTGTATCCTCCACCCATTAAGGCTTTTGTTCCATTAGAACCTGTTCCTTTAGCTGTATCTCTGTGAGTATTCATCTGACCAAAGTCAGCAGTATTACTTCCACTCCCTATTGTTTTGTACTCTATCCAATCTGTAGAAACATCAGTTCCACCTGCAATACCACGACCACCAAACAATACTGCTCTAGTGCCTGCCCAACCCGGAATAGAAACACCTGCAAATTCAAGAGCATTTAACTTTTCAATATTGTCATCAGTCTTGCCATTGACCTTCTCAATGTCTGTTATTGCTATTGTGTTGACCTTCTCTATTTCGTTAGCCATTAAGCGTGTTCTATGATTGTAAAGTCAGGATTAATAAATGCAGACCTAACTCCGATAGCGACACCCATAAGCTGAACAAAGTCTCCATCGTCACCAGGTGCAGTTGTTGTTAATGTTCCTGGAGTCTCACTGACATATAAATCAGCACCTACAGTCATGTTCCCTCCAAATCCACCATCATCTCTGTACACCCCATGAGTCAGAACTCTTACAGAACTTCCAGCACTACCCTGTGCTTCAATAGCAATTCCTATTGCAGGTAATTTGTTAGCATCGTTAGCATCAGCCCTACCGACTCGGCCTGTAGTTGTGCTTACATATACAGCATCAAACTGCGTAATTGCTTCTGTTGCAAGAAATTCAATTACAATTCCCTGTACAGAGTTGTCTGCATTTGGTGTTCCTGCTGCTGATGCAAACTCAATAAATTTAGAATCAGCAATTTCCATATCATTCTCAAAGACTGTTGCACCTGCAATTCTTAATTGGTCTGTTCCATCCTCGTCATACTCAAGACTTACATCCTGACCATCACCAAGATAAATCTTTTGGTCATCCCCAATATATAGATGTCCCCATTCCAAAGATGTAGTACCTAAAGTAGCACCACTAGCAGCATCTGGAACAACTGCCGTTTCAGCAGTAAATGTTGCTGTTCTTATATTGGAAGTTCCATTATCGATAGCACCGAATCCTGATGTGATAGATCCTGAATCCAATGCACCTGTTGTTAATATGTTTCCATCACCTGCTGCAGGAGCTGCACCTATATCTGATAAAACCTCAGAAGCACTTCTACCTTCTATGGTAGTTCCATCAACTCTAAGGAAGTCATCGTCTACTACACCTGCTGCAAATTGAGCCACATCGTGTTGACTGATACCTTTAGCTATCTGTAGTTTATTACTGCTAATTTCTAATCCGGGATTAGTACCTAAATCTACTGCTAATACAGAACTGGTAGCTGCTAGCCCATCTCCTGCAAATAAAGTGGCTAAGTCAGCGACTGCTTCTTTTCTTGAAGCATTGGAATCATTAGCATCAATTATTGCAATGAAGTCACCATCAGCAACTGCTGCTGCTGTCAGCTCATTAAGATCGAGTGTTACAGTTACAGAACCACTAGCTCCACCACCTGACAATCCATCTCCTGCTGTTACGCCCTCGATGTCTCCACCACCTGGTCTAGCACTTCCTGGTAATAGTATCCCTGCCATTAGTTCATACCTGGCACTTTATTCCAGAACTCAAAGTCTATGGTGGCAGCGTTGGAATCGTTCTGCCTTATGACCTGAAATCCTGTAACTTCATCTCTTGATCTTAAAACTATTATGTCTCCTGCTGCCCAAGTTCTACCCTTTGCATTTGCAGGGGCAGTTCCATCACGAGTTTCAGTAACACTGTTAGTTCTGACATAACCCTCAGCGTAGTTGGCTTGGTCAGGTACAGTCAGCGATGTTGCTGAGTCTGTCACTGCGTGAGTAACTAAAGAATTGGGTATAGGAGAAAAATTATTTTTCGCCATTATTAGTTCTCCTGTTATTGCTTGCTGTGTTTGATTCGGCAAGTAACCTGATAGCTTCTGCTAACTGATTCTCTTTTGCCTTTTCCTCTTGCTTCTCTATTTCCTGTCTTTCGCCATCTATGGTTGCCCACTCTCTTCTGTGTCGCTTTTCCATATGGACTCTCAAATCGTGAGAAGCTACGATGTTTGCCTTTCTGCAATAGGGAAGACCCCATGTGTCATATAAGTCTCTGTTAGGGTCATCTTTGTGCAGAAGACATTTAATTTTCCCTTTAGCAGGTTCGATACCTTCAGGCTTTCTTGTAGTGAATGCATAAGAACCATCTTCAAACTTTTTTCGCAACTGTTGCTCTAGCATATTTCTGTTAACAGTTGACCTGTCACCAGTTCTAGTGCTGTAAACAAACACCCATCCTGCACTCTGAAGTTCTGTTGCAGTCATCTGTACTCCATTAGAATTTCCAACTACAGCACCTTGCTTCATGTTTCCGGGTTCTTCAGCTTGTTCTGCATCACGCATCATCTCGTGTACTGATTCGACATTCTCTGCCATTAGGTTCGCTCCTTTTTAAACTTAGGGCCGAATACACTAGCCCCTCGTTTCCATTTGTTTCTCTCTTCTATGTTGTCCCAAAATATCTTTTTGAGATCCTTTGGTTTTCTCTCTGTCTTGGGTGGTGGCTTAAGGTTCATGTCCTGAGCCATTCTTAAAGCCTCATCTACTGTATATAGTGCTTCGCCCCCACCTTTGCCATTTGGAACTCCACAGATCAATTGAAATTCCTCACCGAACAATCTGGCATCACCCATGTCTCTTTCAAATTTCATCTTCCTGTCATTACGAATAACAGTAATAGTTTGATATCTTCTAGAACCTGAGTAGTCATGAGCGTTCCTATTAAACTCGGCTAGGTAATAGCAACGCTCATTTCCCATGATTTCGGCTTGAGTTAATTCAATCCTGGAAACCATCTAAACTCCTAAATGGTGAAGTCTCTTGCAGCACTTACATAGAAGTAGTCGACATCCATGGTTAATGCTGTAGTTGTTTTAGCTTCAACAATCAATTGGCAGGCTAGGTCTACAGTTGTAGATACAGCACCTGTCTTTGTTTGTTTCAGTTCGCCATCTATGAACCATCGGCAAGTTCCATTCTCTGCAATTTCCAATCGCAAAATTTGAAATTCACCTGCTACGGCTATGTCATCCAAATCAACACTTGTAGATGTTGTTTCACCTGTAGTTGTTCCACCTGCATAAATGCCATGCCAGTCAGCAGAGTCAGTCAATTCTGAGCAGAATAAAAACCCTGCTCCATCTGATGCTGTTAATGTGATAGTTGTGCCGTTTCCATGGAACACATCGTCTTCCAGAGATACTGTGTCAGTATTCACATCACTGAAACCAAAGAACACTTCTCTGTTAGCTATCGCAGGTAGTCTTACTCTTGCTTCAGC